GAATAATTTTAACGGACATTCATATTATCGCTCAACAGGTTCTATGACATGGACCGATGCTAGACAAGCCTGTTTAAATATGGGTGGTCACTTAGTCACATCAACCACTTTAGCAGAAAATAATTTTCTATTTAGTCTTTGGCCAAATGGTTGGATAGGGCTAACAGATGAGGTGAATGAAGGAACATGGAGATGGGTAACTAATGAACCATTTACTTGGTCTAACTGGAATGGTGGTGAACCTAATAATGCTGGTAATGAAGATTATATTCAATTTGTTGGTGGTGGTAAATGGAATGATTTACCTAATACTTCTTTACCATATGTATTGGAGTTTGAATATGTTGTTACTTACACGGCATGGTCATTGGAAACGACTGTTTATACTGACGCTACTGGTAAATACACTATTTCTTTACCAACTAATCCTTCAATAGAACGTTATATTGAAATATCAACTCTGACTATGCCTACATTAACTACTGTAGATGCTAAATCACCACAAAGTGTGATTCTTAATCCAACAACAATCAATTCAAAAAAATATTACCTAGGTGATGTAAACAATGATGGGAGAATAAACGTTGCTGACTCATATTACATATATGCTAGAATGAATGGTAAATTTACATCATGGGCTAACCCATTACCAGTTTATCGTTTGTTCACATCTTCAGAATGGACTGTGATTAATTTAGGCACTAGTGACTATAGGTTAAGTTATCCTGGGACACAGATAAAAACAATAACATCCCCAGTTAGTGGTAGTAGTACTAACTTCTACTTGTTAAGAACTGGTTTTTCAAATTAAAACAACATGAAATTATTATTATCATTACTTCTACTTTTACCTATCATGGTTTCAGCACAATCAGAAATCAAAGTAGACACTGTATACTCTACAGCAAAAGCTAAACAATTATCTGAAAAAGCAATCATTTTTGGTATCAAACAAATCGCTGAAGATGTTTTATCATCTAAATATGATATCAATTACACTACTGGTGAAGCCATCAAAGTAGAAGTTTATTATTTCGGCACACCAAAAACTAGTCTTAGAATTATGGGTATTGAAAAAACCAACATGTACACCCAAGTAGGTGTTAGAATGTATTATAAAGGTGCCAAGTATGAAGGTATCGGTGAATCAGACGTAGAAATTAGAGCAGTAATGATTGAATTAATCGAAGGTACGTTGCCTTTCAATAAAACAGTTGTTGCATCAGCAATCAAAAAAGCAATGGAAGCATGCGTAAATACTATGCCTTAATTTTACTTTTATTATCATTCAATAGTTTTGGTCAAATAAAGATTGATGATGTTGGTGATGGATGGAAAACCAAAGTAGATTCAGCACTTGTGCTGATTAAAACAATCGACCCAGATGCTTATCAAATAGTTTTGGACCACTGTAACCATATTACTTATTGGATGAACAAGTTCTCATCAACACAAGACCCATCGACTATTCTTATTGCCACCAAAGACATGAAATTATCAGTAAACAATATAGCGTGTGTTATAGTTCACGAATCCTATCATTTAAGATACCGTCATTTTGGTGTTATTATGGGTGAAAATGATGAAGAATACATGTGTTACAGATATGAGTATAGGTTCATACTAAAAATACCCAACGTAGAGCCATGGTTAATTGAACACGCTATCACTAACATGAGAAGATATAAAACAGAATAAAAAAGGAGAGCAATGCTCTCCTTTATTGTATAAAACCTTTTTTGATTAGTTCGTGAATATAGATGCTGTGAACAATGTTTTTCTCATTGGCATAACCAACAGACATGTGCATCCCAAAGTATGGTCTACCTAAGCCTAATTCGTTTCTGATACCTTGTAAACCATTTCTTTCATCATGTGGAATATTCAACCACCATGTTCTATCATCGGTTTTTGGATTTAGGTCCAATACGATTTCAATTTCTTTACCATCCCATCGGTTCTTTACCTCTTCCCACGTATTTAAGGCTTCCTCTTCGCTTATTTCACCGTTCTTGGTCAAATCCCTCATGCTATCATTTATAAACGAAATATGGGCCCCTCTGATTGGTTTATTAAGTACTAGGCTATATCTACGCATAATGAACCACGCATAGTATTCACAAATATCCCCGTCCAAGAGCACCATGGCTATTTTTTTCCACGATGATTGCCCTTGATGTTTTTTAGTCTTGTCTTCTGGTTCGAACTCAATCTTACCAGTAAGTGTTATTCTGTCTTTCATTATGATAAAATTTACGATTATAAATTTTACGCCAACTTAAGATTTCGTAAATAATCTCTAAGAAATGCATTCTTAGGGCCACCTATTTTTTCTTCCCAAGCAGCATAGTTCTTATTGTTCTCAGCTTCCCATTGAGAGAATTGTTTCTCAGTAGGTTTTTTATTCATTGGCCATGGGTATGGTGTCCCAACAAAGTCTGGATAAACCGTTCTATTAAATACTCTTTCATCAACCAAGAACACAAACGCTGTCAATTGGTCACCCAAGTCTGGTTCGTGGAACTCTTGTAGAATAACTCCGTTATCACGAAGTGTATTCATGTGTTGGTTTAAACTACCAAGTCTTTCTGGATTGTTGTTGGTTGTACCACCATTCAAGATGATAAACGTTTTGTCTTTGTCGGCCCATTTCTTGTAAACTTCAAAATGTGGCGGCAACCCATCAGCTGTTCTACCATAGTCAACCACAGCGTGTCCAAATTGGATACCTTGTTGAATAGGACTCAAATTATAAGGTACAAGACCATACATTCTGTATTCCAAGAACATCATTGTTTTACGAGGCATTGAATTAGGTTTAACCTTGCACAACGCAATACGTCTGTAAAATTCTTTTACATCGATTTTTTCTTCGTAATAAGCTTCTTCATAGAAACTCCATTCTGTATCCCATGAAGAGATATCTAATATACGCATGTTTGCATCTAAGCACCATTCGTATCCACTTTTTTTTATATCACCAGCTGTCATAATCTGTTATGTCTTTTTCTATTGTATTGTCATCCCACTTAATGATAACTTTTACGTTAACACCAATTCCTGTGTAGCTAAAACAATATGTTACTTTATACTTAACGTCTTCACCATATAAAACCTTTATAGCTTTAATTGCTTCAGTTAAACGTTCTTCTTCTTTTTCGTTTAATTCAAACTTTGTCATTAGTTTCCAATCTCAATTAAATGTGATACAGTACATTGCTCTGGTTTGTAGACAATGAACTCATTGTTTCTAAGGTCAGCACCACCTTTGGCAAATACACTATCATAACCATCTTTTTTCAATACGTTGTCCGATAATTTGTAACAACTTGAATCATGGTGTAATATTTCTTTTTGGTTACCCAAGTGAACATCAAACAATGCCAAGAAAGCTTTGTTATCACCACCATGTGCCCAATAAGAACCTCTCAATGATGAGTAACCGATAGATTTCTGTGCCTTGTCAGCAAAGTAGATACCATCACCAAACATCGAACCAGTATGAACTGCACCAGAAGGTCTGATAAGTAATCCAGTTTGTAAGATATTAAACCAGTTCTCGTTTCTTGAACCATGCCAGTAAAGACGTTTCTTCTTAACACTAGCTTTCTCTAAGTTCTTGTCAAATTTAACTTGTGTCTTGTTGTTAACAACCTTATACACTTTTTTCATTTGATTTACGTTAGGTCCCATCAATTTCTTGATAAGGTCTAGTGTTTCGATGTCATTCTCAACTTCAATACTTAAACCCATTTGGTCTAGGATAGTTACTTCTTCAACTTCTTCTTCAACACCATTGGCTTCAGCTTCTGCTGCTTTTTTGGCGGCATCTTTTTGTTGTTTGATAAGTTCTACCTGTCCAGCCATTGTATCCAAAGCACTTTGCTCCGAACCAATTATTCTTTGAGCATTCTCCAAATCAGTATCCGAATTAACGTCACCAATCAAATGACTTTTAACGTTATCCATTCTTCTTGGGATAATAGTGTATAGTTTAAGTAACATATCATTGACATGTTTCTTATCCACACCCAACACCAACAAACTACTAATAGCGTTGATAACATCTTGAGCCGCATTTACTTGTTGCTCAGATACAGCTTCCTGTGTTACCTTATAATTTCTTTGGATTGATTTGTTAGCAAAAGACATCAACTCATCAACAAGTTTTCTAACAATCTCATCTTTGATACTATCAACTTTGTTGTTGACTGGTTTAGATTCATCCACAACTGGTTCAGCCAATAAATCAGTCACATCAGTGTAACCTTTTTTGTTAGAGGTTTTTTCTCTAACAATTTTATCCCATTCACGACTGCTTTTATAAACTGTCGTCATGTTTTTACCGACACGACCATATTCGCATTTGATTCTACCATCAGAAAGTTCTTCCATGATGTAGACCTTGTTACTATTGTCTGTCATTCCGTTATCTACAGATACGTGAATAAGTTTAGCGTATCTTAAACCATTTTCTTTTACTATCATACTTCCATAATTTTAAACAAAGGTAATAAATAAATTTGAACTAACCAAATATTTTAAAACAATTTTTGGTCAATATCTTTTGGGAACATATCACATATGTGACGTTTCCACCATTTACTTAAAGCTAATTTGAGTTTTTTATACATTTACCACTTTTTTGTGACATCATCAAATAATGTCGGGTTTCCTGTAAGCCAGTTGTAGAATAAATCTTGCATCGCTGGTGGAACCATATGTCCATTAACGTAAACAACATCCATTACGATTTCGAGTTCTTGGCCAGCTGGAAGTGGCATATCTTTAGCCACTTCTGCCGCCTTTTTAAGTCTTAAGACTTTGTTTGTAATTTGTATCATATTTTTATTTTAAATGTACAAATTATTTTAGGAAAATCAAGTCTTAAACCAATTTAAAAAACATATCTCTTACTTTTGCAGAGATGTATTTATTAACTTCTTTTGGTTCAATATTGTTCTCAACCATAGTATCCATTTCTTCTTTGATAACGTCATTAACCACCCATCTAATCACATCACCCAATTTCTTGGTATCGATAGGTTCTTGGTTAGGAAACGTATTTTCAATTGATTGGTTGAAACGACTCTCAGTCACTGCATAGTCTACGAACTTTTGGATTGACTCCAATTTTTCAACGTCAACAGCAGCAAGTACTTTAACCTTGCTAGAAGAATGTTTTTCACCTTTTACTTTGAATCTTTGAACAACACCCATGTATTCACAAGTCCACACAATACCTTCACCTACACCAGAGAAACCAAAAGCTTTGGCCACTGGACATTCATCCTCAACTTCGATAGTCATATCGGACAATTGATTTTGAACCAATTGCGGCATGTTAAAATCGATATCAATTGTAAACGTTTTGAAGTTATCAATATTGTAAATTTTCTTATCTGGTGCTTCCAAATAATGGTAACTAACCCAATACGCTGGGTTGTCTTTCAATTCTTCCTCTGTTTGAGTATGTGGTGTGATTTTAACACCAAAGATAAAGTAAGATTTTTCTAGGTTAGTAATACCAACACCTTTTTGGATGTTACCACCACACCATTCACCATAGATACTAACAGTGTTTGTTGTTAAATCTAAACCAGTTTCAGATTTTACTTGATTCATCAAATCAATAAACGTTTCTTTGTTTGCTTCAACAAAGAACGCAAAACCAGCGTTGTCTTTTTCTGGTGTGATAATGTTCTCACGAGATTGTGCCCAAAGACCTTCTACCTCATTGTAAGACACACCAGCATTAGTTCCATGTAATTTTACTGTCCCATGGAACGTAAGTGTTGGTTTTTTAAGGCTAGGGTCATAAATTGCCTCACCATTTTCGTCCAAACCAACAAAATTGTATCGTCTATTAACATTAGAAACAACTGTTCTAAATTGTTCAATAGACGGGAATTTAATCATTTTTTTCATTGTCTTAAAAGTTAACCGAAATAAACGGTGTTATGTAATTTTTAGTGTCCCAGTTACTAAACGAAGCACCATATGTAAATCTATTGTGTGTATAACTTAAACCCAAACCTAATTCAGCAAAGTAATGGTCTGAGTTAAAATAAGCACCACCACCAGCAATTAAGAAACCATTCAATCGGCCAATACTATAACTAGGTGAAAATTTAGCCTCAAACCAATAGTTATCTAAGTTATCACCATTTCTAAAGATTCCGTTGAAATCACCACGTCCAAATAACGCAGAATAAGAAATGTTTTCATGAGTGTAACCTAATTCAATGCTAGGATATGAATTCGTTGCGAAATCACCTTGGCTAGTCGATAAACCTACGGAAACGAATAAGTTTCTAGGTGTTGCTGTTCTTGTTGAATCAATTGTTGTTTGTGCAGTTGCACTTAAGCTAATTAAAGCTACGAATAAAAATAATACTTTTTTCATTTTGTTTTTGTTTTTAAAATTAAGATAAACCTAAAGCCGCATTTTGTATTTCAATACATTCTTCCAAAGAGTTGGCAACGCTCTTATCGTCTCTGAAGTGTTTAAACGCTGGATATAACAACGAATAAGCACCAGTATTATCAAACGAAAGACCAGAACATTTAACCTCGATGATTGTACCTAACAATGCATCTTGATTTTCAGTAATTTCTTTCATTAAATCTTCTTTCAATCCTTGTGGACGAGTTTTCAATAACCCACATGATGTTTCAGCGTTCAATGAACTCACAACATTCTCATTCTTGGTTCCTTTGGTACCGTAATTAAAACCAGTAATCACCAAGTCCAAAGTCAACTCTAACTTCAATTTGATTTGCCACGTTGGTTTACCATCTTTCCACTCACCAGTCTGTGCTTTAAGGATAGTCCCTTCTTCACCACGACCTAACATATCTTTGAAGTGTTCCATCGCTTCTTCAAACGTATTAACTTCTCTGTTTTCGATGATTGAAACCATAGCATTATCATTCTTGATAGTAGATAACGTTTCTGAAAGGTTTTTAAGCCTTACATTGTATGGTGTACTAGATTTAGTAGCATTATACTCATCAATAGTAATCATATCCCAAACAGTGTAACGGATTTTAGCCAAAGCAGCCTCAAAGCTACCATGCTTGTCTTCAAAAGTTAAGATTTTCTTGATGTTTTCTTCACTTGTTCTAGACTCACGTTTACCGCAGATATCAATGATTGATGCGATGATACCATTAGACTCATAACGAGGCACACCGTCCATTGTCAACTCACCATTAAGAACTACTTCGTTCAAATTAGCTAAGTCTTCAATCAACTTGGCACCAGTGATAATTGTTGGCTCACCTTGACGACTTTCCAAATAAACTTCACCGTTAACGATTGTTGCGTTGCAATAACGACCATCCATTTTAACTTGTGAATAACCTTTGGCACCTTTCTCAAACAATTTACGTGCTTTCTTCTCATCAAACGATACAGCACCCATATAAGGTGTGTCTTCAATAAGGTTTTTGAATACTTTGTTCATGTTTGAAGTACCCATACCGATTTTACAATCTTTTTCAATGATACGTTCTAAGATATAAGCATCTTCTGGTTCAGTTATCGACAATAAATCAACCAAGTGAGCAACAGCAGCACTACCTGTAAGTGTTCTATCGCTAATCACTGATAACTCATCTAATGCTTCGTCCAATGATATTTTGTTTCTAGCATCAATGTATTCTGGTACTTGTTTGATGTAGAATTTAACTCGTTTTGAATTGGCCAAGTACAATACACGTTTCAACAATTCATTGTCAGCGTATTTCCCTAAAATAACCATCTTTTGGTTTGTACCGCTTTCAGCAGCAATCTCGTCAAAAATTTCTTTGATTTTCATATGTTTTTCGTTTTGTTGATACAAAGGTAATAAATTAATTTGACTCTACCAAATTAATTTGCAATAATTTATCTAAATGTTCCCACATTGGTCTACCGTGTGCTGGTGTATTCAAATACAACGCACCTTTAAACTCTTGATACTCTTTAGCATACATATCAATTTTACCACCATGTTCGATGTTGGCAATACGGTCAGCTAATTTAAGAATAATCGCATCTGGGTTACTAGCAGTTTTAGGAAGAGTTTTTTCTTTTTTCTCTCTTCTATTTCTACCCACTTCATCTGTAACACAATAAACCATTTCAGCAACTTCTGTGTTGAAGTGTCTGTTGATATCGTTGTAAGAGATACCATCATCTTCAATAGCATCGTGCAAGTAACCAGCAACAATGAATTTACCAGAGAATCCAAATCGTTTCAACACATCAACAACATCGTCTAAGTGTTTCTCGTATGGAAAAATTTCATCATAAGATTGATTAGAATGTGCTTTAACACCTACCATTCTAGCTTCTTTGTAAGTTTTATCAGTATAATTCATATTACTTTGTTTTTAAAAATTCTTCTTCTTTTTCTTTTGCGTGCTCATCACATAATGTGTAAATCCAACCGTTGATTTTCTTAGATGAGGCGTTAACACCACATTCCTCACATGTTTCATGCGATAGGTTTTCGTACTTGATGATAACATCATGTGCACCTTCTGGATAAGTTTCTACATAGAATCTCAAACCACCAAACTTCTCTTTACATTGAATTAGTCGTTTATCCCAACCCAAAGCGATTAGTTCTTCAATCATATCTTTGATTAAGTGTAACCAACCCTCACCAACACCGAAAGCTTTAGAACTTAATATTGGTCCTCGGTCTTCTCGGTATGTTCTATTTAAACCACCAATACTGGCCAAATAAACATTCATTTCTTCATACGTCATTACCAACTAATTGTTAAATAACTACCTTCACGTTGGTCGTTAGATTGTTCAACCTTAAAACCTCTTTTATTTAAGTCTTTCACAACCAAAGCATCAGCATAGATACCAACACTACACGCCATTTGATTTGCTTTTACAGCACGTTCAATTGCGTCTAAACAAGTTTTAATTTGGTTGTTAATTTTTTCACCTAAAACACTTTCAGCTGTTTTTCTAGCCCAGTCGGCAGTAATTTCTTCTTTCATTTGTTTTGTTTTTAAAAGTAATCCTTTAACCTGTGGATTAAAGGATTTTATACAATAATTTGTCATCGTAGTTTAACAAGAATTCTTCCACAGAAGTAACCTTGTATTGACCTAAACCAAAATATAACCCAGTGAAGTTTTCAACCTTGTGTGTTTTACACACTTCAAAAACTGCGATAGCATATTTTTTTTGTTCTTCTTTGGTTATGTTTTTTGCTCTACGAACTTTCAATTCATCCCATACCATATTTAACTTTGCAGTCAATAAGTCGTAGTTTGCTTTTAGCTTTAACAATTCTTCTTTTCTTTCTGGGAAAGTTGAAGCGAATTCTTCTATCTCGTTTGTTTTTACGATAGTAAGGATATTGTGTTCAGCCGTTTTACCTTTCAAGTGGTGAACAGCCAAGTATGCTGGGTTTTTAATTTTAACACGGTTAAAATCAGCATCCACAACAACATAACCTTCTTCTGACCATGGCATACCTTCAAATGTACGTAACAAAGCACCTACATCTTTAGCATTCAAATCAAATTTTTTTACCAATGGCAAACCTAATGATATCGCAACCATTTCTAAGTCTTTACCAGACAACTCAACAAGTGTTTCTCTGTTTCTAACTGTAAGGATAGTAGCAGATGATTCACCATGTGGTTTTACCACTATATTATATGGAGTAGTTAACTCGAACACATATATATGGTTTTTATCTAGTAAGCAGTCGTTGAAACCGTACTTGTTATTAACAGTATCCCAGAATAAGTCATCGAATGTGGTACCCATTTTATTGTTTACCTCACCTTCACCTTCCGCTGTACCTGTAGTACCAGCAAACCACGTGTTTTTATTCCAGTCCCAATACACTTGTATAAGAGTACCGTCTAATTTCTCTAAAACACTAGCAGTGTTCCAATCGATTTTAGCAGCATTCCCCTCTTGCGAGTTAAAAAACTTTCTAAAAGCCAATGACATTACCTTCCAAGTACCTTTTTCAAGTACTAGACCTCTACAATCTTGCATTTCTGGTAACGCCATAAGTGTTGGTGACACCAATTGGTCATACTTCAACAAGATTTTATCTTCATACTCTCTTGTTTTCAATTTAAAATCAGAAATTGCTTTATCGATTCCGTGTTTTGCTATGTAATTTTGTATTGCTAACATAATTTTATTATTTTAAAGACAAAGGTAATGATAAAAATTTGATTTACCAAATTATTCTTCGTTTTCTTCGTCTTTTCTGTTGTCTTTTCTTAATTTTTTAAGTTTTTCGATTAAATCATCGTAACTTTCTTCCTCGGCTTTACCTTTTATAATCTGAAAGGCTGGTGAATTGTGTTGTTCCATGTTATCTAACATCTTTTTAGCCGAAAACATACCTACCAACTCACTAAATTTGAAGATGTCATCATCTTCCAGTACTATACCACCCAAAAAAATGAGGATAGTACCCATAAGTGCCACACCATTATCTTTTACTTCATCACCCTCTTGCATCAACGCTTGACCCATTTGGACGAATTTAGCACTTAAATCTAATCTTTTATCTAAATTTTTCATATAGTATTTTTTACAAAGGTACTAATTTATTCGCTTATATGCAACATAAAACAATATTTTATTTTTTTTACTATAAAAAATAAATTTTAGTCTTTACTTTCATATTTATAGTTAAATGATTTACTACTATGTTCAGAAAAAAAATTTTAATTAGCCCGCAAGTTTACACTTATGAAACCGATAAGAGTGATAAACTAGCATTAATATCATCTGATAACCCATTCTTGGGTAGTGGTGGTGTAACGATTTCTGGTGGCGGTGGAAACACTGGCGGTGGAACTAACAATAATAACAATAACAATAACAACTTCAGTTACATCCTATTGGAAAATGGTTTCTACCTTTTGCAAGAAGATGGTTCTAAAATCTACGTTTAAAATGGCAGACAAGAAAATTAGTCAGTTACCTTCGGGTCAACTATTACCACAAACAATCTTTCCGATTGTCACAAATGGTACAACATCACAAACCACATATGGAGGTTTGTTAAATACAATAACAAGCGATTTAGTTGTAGGTGCTGCATTTACAGGTGGTACTTATGATAATAATACAGGTGTAATCACTTTCAATAATTTAAGTGGTGGTACTGTTGGTGTGTCTGGATTCTTTACTCCAGCTGATGATATTACTGTAACAGGTGGTACATACGACAACAACACTGGTATTACAACATTCACTGATAACATGGGTCACACGTTTACTGTGGCTGGATATTATACTGGATATACTGCACCAATTGATGTGTTTGTAACTGGTGGTACTTATGACAATGTAACAGGTATTACAACATTCACCAACAACACAGGTGGAATATTTGATGTAACTGGATATTTTACAGCTGCTAATGATATGACCGTAACTGGTGGTACTTATGATAATGTAA